GAAGAAAAAAAGAAAAAGGAAGCTGAAGCCGCTGCTAAGAAGAAAGCTGAGGAAGAAAAAGCATAAACAATATAAATAGAAATAAAAATATAAAAATATAATAAAGTTTTATATTTTTATAGTATTATAGTATGAAATACACGAATGGTCTTTTTATTTTTAGAAGAGATTTAAGATTAATAGATAATATTGGTTTAAATTCTGCATCAAAACAATGTGAGAAATTATATACTACATTTTATTTTACACCAGAACAAGTATTAAATAATAAATATAAATCCGAAAATGCAGTACAATTTATGATAGAATCTTTATTTGAATTAGAAAAAGATATTAAAGAATTAAATGGTGAATTAATAGTATTATTAGGTGAACACTTAAAAATATTGGATATGTTATGCTCTACATTATCAATAGAAGCAATATTTTTTAATAAAGATTATTCTCCATATTCAATGAAACGTGATGAGATTATAGTAAATTACTGTAAATCAAAAAATATAAAATGTTTTTTATTTCAAGATTATTATTTATATGAGCCAGAACAAATATTAACAAGTACAAATAAGCCATTTCAAAAATATACTCCTTTTTACAATATAGCTATAAAAGAAGAAGTAATGAAACCAAACAGAATTCAAATAAAAAATTTAACAAAAAATAGGAAAAAATTAAAATTTAACTATTCATTAGATAATGCTTATAGCAAATTAATAAAAAAAAATGATAAAATATTAGTAAATGGTGGTAGAATAAATGGTAAACAGAGATTAAGAGACACTTTAAAAGAACAAGAAATGTACGATGATAAGAGGGATAATCTAAATTACAATACATCATTTTTATCAGCGTATATAAAATTTGGTTGTATATCAATTCGTGAAGTATATAATGAGGTAAAAAAGAAATTTGGTATAAAACATGGAATAATAAGAGAATTAATATGGCGTGAATTTTTTGCAAATATTCTTTATCATTATCCAGAGGTTTTAAAAGGTTCATATCATTATAAGGATATAAAATGGAAGGGTGATATTAAAAATTTTAAAAAATGGTGTGAAGGAAAAACAGGTTTTCCAGTAGTAGATGCAGGTATGCGTCAATTAAATGAAACAGGTTATATGCATAATAGGTGTAGAATGATAACAGCAACTTTTCTAGTAAAAACATTATTATTAGATTGGAGATTAGGTGAAAAGTATTTTGCTCAAAGATTAACAGATTATGATCCAGCATCAAATAATGGTAATTGGCAAGGGATTAGTAGTACAGGAGTAGATATGAAGCCTTATTTTAGAACAATGAATCCATGGATTCAGAGTAAAAAATTTGATAAAAATTGTGAATACATAAAAAAATGGATACCAGAATTAAAAGATGTATCAGCAAAAGATATTCATAATTGGTATTCTTGTTATAATAAATACAATACATATGTAGCACCAATTGCAGATTACAAAGAAACGAAAGAAAAAATGATGCAAATGTATAAAGAAGCAACCTTTTAAGATTTGGGGTTAGGGTTATATAATGCATTATAACTACAAATACAACTAACATCTTTAATAGCTGTAATTATTTGAATATTAGTCAAAGTTTTATAATGTAATCGGTTGCAACACGAACATCGCAACTAATGTCAGTATTATATATAAAATATTTTTTAATAAATTTATCTTTATCAAAATGAAAATGAATATTTTTATCATTAATAGTTAGATTACAGTTTTTAATATTATATTTGCTTTCAAGTGTTTTATATAAATGAATAATTTTAGAATTTTTATCAAAAAATTCCCATCGTACATAATGCGTATTTATAATAAAAACAACATATATATATTTATTTTTATTATACATTTTATTTAAAAATTCCATATGTAATATGTATTTATTATATTTGAAAATTTCGTATGTAATATTTATTATGCATAGTAAGATATAAAATCATATTTTTAAGATTCATAAAAATTATTATAAATAGTGTCTATTAATTCTCCTCTAAGTAATTTTTGATTAGTAATTAAATTAACATTTTTCTTTAATAAACCTTTATCATTTATTTTATTTTGTAATTCAGATTTGATTTTATTAATTGTTATGGTTGAATTATCAATATTACTAATAATATAATTCATAATAGGTTCATATGAGTTATGAATTCCAAACGATAAATAATTACTCCAAAAATAATTCAAAATTCTCCTTTTTTTAAGTTTTTTTAAGTATGTTTTGTCAATACCAAGTTCTTTATCAATATTTAATTTTAATAAAATATATGATTTTGACTCCTTATCATTTGACTCCTTATCAACCTTATCAACACAGTTTTTATTATGTTTAGAAATATCGTCTTCTTCAAAATTAATATTTAATACTTGTCCTTTTTCTATTTTTTGCGAAAAATCGTTAATAAAAGGCGCACCAAAAGTCCTAATAAATAAAAGTGTACTATCTTCTTTGGTAATGCTTGCTAATATTACTTGAGTAAGTCTTGTAACTAAAGTACCTCCATAAGAATGCCCATATAAAAAAATCTTGTTTTTTTTATTAATTAGTTTTATTATAATAGTTTTTAAATTTTTAATTAGACTAGAATTTTGCAATGGTGGAATTTTACATTTTGTAGTATAGTTGGAAATTGTAGTATGTATACTTGTAGAAATTTGAATTGGCATTGTAAAATAAGGATTATTATCTCCTCTACAAATGGTAGCACCGTATTTTATATTATTATAAATTGTATCTTTATATAAATCTAATCCAGTCGTACAACCCGTTCCTAGAAAAAAGAAATAAATGTTTTCTCCTTCTATTTCTGAAATTCTATCTGTAAATTCACTAGGTTGTGATTTATTATAATCAATACCAGGAAATTTATAATTAACAATGCTCTTATGCAATGGTAAATTACCACCTATTTTTTTACTATTTTTTAATGTTTTTTTTATTCTTCTTTTTGATATTTTTTTTGTTCTTCTTTTTGATGTTTTTTTATTATAAGGCATATAAAATATAATAATAAAAAAATATAATAAAATTATGGACGCATTCCAACATATTCACATGTTTCTTCACTATCAAAAACTTGATTGGATAAACATAAGTTAGAGTCATTCACTTTTGCGCATGTTCTTATTCCTTTATCTTCACCAATATAACACCATCCACCTTTAACATTAGTATTTTGTCTTTGAACTTTACTAGTAGAGCTATCAGAACGAGTTATTTGATTTTTTTTCTTTGTTCTTGTTCCATTAACCGAATTTTGTAATATACGGTCTGTTCCGTCAGCACTATTAGTTAATGATTTAGCTGCGGTATCAATAACACCTTTTGAACCAGTAGCAGAAGTGTCAACCACACTTTTAGTAGTTTCTGTTAAAGTGAATCCAAATACACCAACAATATTAGTTAAATATGGTTGTAAATTATTGTATATATCACTAGTTCCTTGTGATAAAAATAAAATTAAATTTACTCCTATTAATAACAAAAATAAAAGAGTTCCTAAAATAACAGAAATATAATTTTTTTGAAACCAAGTTTCTTCATCAGATGAATATTTAATTGTAGATGAAAGACTATTTTTAAGATTAGTAATATCATCTATTGATACATTATTTGATGATGAAGTTTTATTATTTATTTCAGAATCAATGCTTCCAACTAATTCACTTAATTTATCATTTGTAGATTTTGAAGTCATATATAAATAATGCATACATAAAATTATTTATATAAACTTTATTTTAATCTTATAGAATATTTAAATTTATTTAAATCACCAATAATCTCATCATTTATAGCAATAAGATCAGTATCTATTTTTTTGTTTAATTTTTCATTTAAACCAATAAGATAATTAATAAATTTATTAACTTCTTGTTTAAATTTATTTTTACTAGGTATTTTTATGCATTCAAAACAAACATTTGTAAAATTAAAATTAGATTTACCTACTATAATTTCCATAAATCTATCAAAATTGGTTAAAAGTTTGTCATGTAATTCATCAGTAGCGTCATGATGACTTTTAAATCTTGTTTTCCAATGATATAATTTAATGCAGTTTAACATTTTCATAAAATGAATACAAATATTTTTTTGAAAATTACCATTTTGAATAATATTATTATTTTTTAATGTTTTTTTTAATGTTTTTTTATTAGTTATTTTATTTTTTTTAATTGTGTTAGACATATAATAAATATAGAAAAAATATAAAAAATAATTAAATACTATAAAAACTATAAAAACTTATCCATTAAATCTAATTTTTCAATAGTTTTATCTAAATTTGATTTTCCTGCAGTATTCATAAATAAATAATCTGTTTTTGGAGCAATTTCATTTTTTTTTACCTGTTTATAAATATTATCAATTTTATCTAAAACACTAGAAATCATATTTTTATTATTAATTAATTTAAATTGAAAATTTACATTTTCGGTAATTATAGATACAGCCATATATAAAATATATCTTCTGCTTTTATTACAACCTGTAGTATATCTGAGAGTAAATAATTTTAATAAAGATTTTATAATTTCTTTTTTTCTATTGTCATTATTAATTATAAAAAATATATCCCATATAATCCAAATTATATCTTTTTGAAATTTGTCATTAACATCTTCATAACTTCTTCTTTCACATATGCATTGTTTTTTTCTTTTTTGACAAATATGCTGATATTCAATTAGCCATTCTATCCAATAGCATGATTCAATACTATTTAAAGAATCATTTGATAAATGATATGCTAATTCATTTACTGCAATGAATATTTCTTTAGGATCATCTTTTTTAAATACTTTATCACCATATTTAGTAGAAGGAGCTTTAAATCTTTCACTGATATTGGATAAATCAAAAGTTTTTTCTTTATCTAATTTTATTTGCTGAAAAGAATGTTTTTGAGTGGATAAGCATAATATGGAAATAATTTCAGCAAATATAGTTCTAATTTTAATGTTATTACGCATGCTTAATTCGCTATCTACATAACCATTATTAACTATATCACGAAAATTTTCTATTCTTTTTTCCAAATATAATATAAATTTAGGATTACCTAAATGAACTGTTTTAGTATAATGATAAATAATAATATTCCATAAATCGCTAAAATGACCTGCACAAATTAATTCTGCAGACCAATAGCATGATGGTTCTAATTTACTGGATTTTAAGCTTTCTAATAATTCTTTTTTAACATCTGTTCTTTTATATCCAGAAAATGAAATGCTTTTAAAATCTTTTATTCCTCTTTCATCATCAATTGTAGTCATTTAATTATTATATTGTATTATATTATATATAATATAATGCAAAACTTAAAAATAATAAAATTGATTAAAAATAAAATAGAGTATATTAAAGATAAATTAACGAAAAATGGTTGGACAGAAATTATTGCAATATTATTTCTTATTATATTTATTTCAAAGCAAAATTTGAATGATATTAAAGAACGTTTTTCAAAGAAATAGATAATGTTAAAAATATCTTTAATTTATTTAAATTCATTTAAATGCATTTAAATGCACTTATATACAAAAAATGTTATTACTAATGTACCAAACATTTGAATTACTTGCAGTGCTGAAATCAACCATAATTCAGGTGTATTTCCTTCCATTATATTTTTTGTTGGAAAACCTTTTTCAATAAATGATAAAGTTAGTAATTCTTTTGTTATTGTTTTTATATAATCTTCTTCTCCTATAAATTCTATTATTAAATTATCTATATTTATTAAAAATTCACCAGTTAAACAGTTCAAAATTAAATCAGTTACATTACTTAATTCTATAAACAAAGTATATGTAAATAATGGTACGATATATAAACATACTGAATTTATTATTAGTGTTAATCTTAAGTAATTATCATTTGTAATTACACTTGTATTTCCATATTGCCATACTGTATTTGTTAATGATCTCCAAAATGAATTCATTCTTGCATATAATACCAAATAGTATGCAATTGCAAAACATTTATTTAATACAAGTGAATTATTTGGACAATATTCATTTTTCTCTATTAAATAATAATTATATACATAATATGATGGACCTATTACTTGTGCAAAAAAACAACATAATCCATACATATAATACCATCCAGTTGATTCTAAAAATGCAAATGAACTTATCATCCATTTCCACTTATATTCTTGTGCAAATTCATAACTATTCCAAAACTCTCTGCAGAATTTACTAGGAAATTCATGAAACCCCAGTAATATATAAATATCAGGTGTTTGTAATTCATATTGTTCATTATTTATTGTATCTTTTTCATATTCTTCTAATCCTTTTTCTAGTAATTTAAACAAACCGTCATTTAATAATTCTGCATATAAGTTTTCATTATTATATACTTTTTCAAATAATTCTTCTTTTCTTATATATTTTCTTATATTTATATCATCACCTTCAAATATATATTTTTGAACATTTTCTATATAATTAAATAATATTTCGGTTAATTTTGATTTTTTTATTTTTATTTTTTTATTTATAAGATGCATTGATTGATTTCTTTTTTTCCACTTTTCTATCATTTTTAAATTAATATTTTTTTCACATGTATTATCTTTTGCATTAACAATATCCTCTAAATCATAATCATCTTCAATACATTTTGAGGATGTACTTAACAGTACCATTTTGCTAATTAATTTGTCTCTTGTTTCAAAATATCCTATATCATAAAAGGTATCTCTATATTTCATTTCTTCTTCATCATTTTCATCATAACCATCTATTATCATTATTTTATTAAAGTCTTCTATTCTTTTATATGATTTAACTAAGTCATATTCTTTATGTATTTCAAAATACCAATCAAATCCATTTGGTAAAGGTGTAGATTGATTTGTATTTATTTTATTTTTTTTTAATGATTCAATTCCATATCTCCATATACCTTTATTTTCTTTTTTATTTTCCCAATCACTTATTCCATTATTTGTAACATTAATTTTATAATCATTTGATATAGGATAATCAAAAGTTGTTTTATTTGATTTCAATATATTACTATTATTTTTTACTTTTTCTAAATTGTAGTTATAAATTATTATTACTTTTTCTGGATCATAATTAGAATATATATCTGCATTAAATTTTTTTCTCATTAATTCCATTCCTTCTTCTGTGAAATATTTTACTTTAATTTCAATTATTGTATTTTTTTTTATTGTTAAGTTAATATCACAATATGGGTCATATTTTACATATCTTTTAAATACAAATATTGGTAATTCAATATGAACAAAATTCACTATATGTGGATAATAATCATTAAAATTTATATATGGATTTAATCCTAAATTTAAATGTAAATCCACTATATCGCAATAACGACCTTTTTTTTCTATTTTTAATATCATAAATTTATTCAATGTAACTTGTCTTAAAGATAAATTATGCTGTCTTATTCTCTCATAATTTTGAAAGAACTTTATTAGCAAATTATTATTTTCATCATCATCTATTATTTTATAATCATTTATGTATTTTTCAGGAACATTTACAGAAATTTCATCTTGAATATCTTTATCACTCAAGTATAAATGTTCATTTTTATTATTATTATTTTTTAAAAAAGGTGGGGGTCCTTTCGGTGGTCCTTTTGAAAACTTATTATTCATTTTTAAGAAATGTAAAGGAGATTTTAATGATTTTTTTGAAATATTATTATTTTTATTTACTTTTTCTATCATTTCATTTAATACTTTTTTAAATGTATCTTTTACATTATCATTTATTTCCATAATAATTTATAAAAAGAAATTTATTATTTATTTCTTTTTATATTTAATTATTTAAAGCTATTATAGTTTAAAAGACAAATTAATTTTGTTTTGGATTGTAATTTATTTGTATTTGAGGGTTATTTTCTTTTTCTTGTTGTAAATTTATTGGTTGTTGCATTGGTTGTTGCATTGGTTGTTGCATTGGTTGTTGCATTGGTTGTTGCATTGGTTGTTGCATTGGTTGTTGCATTGGTTGTTGCATTGGTTCTTGCATTGGTTCTTGTATTGGTTGTTGCATTGGTTCTTGTATTGGTTGTTGCATTGGTTGTTGTTGCATTGGTTCTTGCATTGGTTCTTGCATTGGTTCTTGCATTGATTCTTGCATTTGTTCTTGCATTGGTTCTTGCATTGGTTCTTGTGATGATAAATAACTAGATTCATCTCTAATATTTTCACTTGATATATCAGTGTTTTCTTGAATTGGTTGTTCGCTACTATTGTTAAAATCAGTTTCTTCTTTATTTACTTGTTCAAAATTATCTTGACTTGATGGTTGAGTTAATTCTGAACTAGCTCTAATATCATTTTCTTTTTCTTCATCTTCTTTTTCTTCATCTTCTTTTTCTTGGTCTTCTTTTTCTTGGTCTTCTTTTTCTTGGTCTTCTTTTTCTTGGTCTTCTTTTTCTTGGTCTTCTTTTTCTTGGTCTTCTTTTTCTTCATCTTCTTTATTATTGGTTATTGTATTTTCCATCTCTTTATTTAAATTAGCAATTCTATTTAAATCTCTATTTAAAAGCTGTGTATAAAGGATTTTTTTATATATTTCTAATCCATCTATAAAATCTTTATTGCATTGTAAATATAGCTCAGTAATAATTACTTTTGTAGAATCAGCAATTGAATTTAACTTTATTTCATTTAATTCTCTATTTACTATAGGATATGTTTCACCAGTACTTTTATGTTCAATAAATTCAAATAATTTTTTAAGATTATCTTTTAAATCTCTATAATATTTTCTTGTATTGTTTAACATTTTTTTTATATGTTCAGCATATTTTATAAATAATAATTTAGTTTCATCACTTTCATAATCAAATTTTATATCATATTTACAACTATCAAGTTCTTTATTATAATCTACTAATTTTATATCTTTGAAACGTTGTGCTTCAAATTCTTTACTTTTTTCAGTAATACCAAACGTATCTGTAATATTACGAAAAATATTATTACTAACAATAGACTTATTTAAATCTTTTCCAGAAAAGGTTTCTTGAAATTGTTTCACCAAATCTTTATATTTTAATTTAGATTCTTCACTCATAATATATTTACTATTTTCAAAATCGTATTTGTCTTTGAATAAATCTTCTAAATCAGATATACCAACCTCATCAAATAAAGATGGAGTATTTTCATTTATTTTACATATGTTAGGTTTTGTTGTATCTTCTAATTCTATTTCTTCCTGTTGTTCTTCTTGATAATTATCATTTTCAAATTCATTATCTTCTTCATTATCTTCTTCATAATTATCATTTAATGAATCTTTCATTTCTTCTGTTTCTTGATGTTCCATAGATTGTTGTATAGAATCATTCATAGGTTGTTGCATAGAATCATTCATAGGTTCTTGCATTGAACCATATATAGGTTGTTCCATTTGTTGTTCCATTTGTTGTTCCATTTGTTGTTCCAT